ACAACTAACGCAATATGCAACAGCTTCAAAAAAGAACTTTTAGAAGCTACTCACAACTTTAGTAACCCAGGTGGTAATTCATTTAAGTTATCAATGTACACTAACTCGGCTACTTTAGGAAAATCAACAACATCTTTTACAACAGGTAATGAAGTATCTTCACCTTCAGGTGGTTACTCTTCAGGTGGTAAAGCACTTGTAAACGCAGGAACGTCTTTAGCTACTAACACAGCTATCACAGACTTCGCTGATTTATCGTTTGTTGGTGTAACAATTACAGCAAGAGGTGCTTTAATTTATAATGACACTAACAGTGATAAAGCTGTAGCAGTATTAGATTTTGGTGGTGATAAAACTGCATCTGCAGGAACATTCACTATTCAGTTCCCAGCATTTACAACGAGTGCAGCAATATTGAGAATCGCATAATTTAAAAGGAGGGCCAGGTGGCAGATCAAACAGTTAACGTCACGTCACCTGGTATTCCTACTACATGGGGTGAAAGAACTTGGGGAGATGCTTCCTGGGGTCAACAAACAGGATTAGTTACAGACTTCGGAACTGCTTCAATTACAGCAGGAGCTAATGTAGGTGTAACAGGACGAGCTGCAGGAACGAGTGTTGGTTCTGTATCATTTGACATTGGCGTTACAGTAGCGGTTACAGGATCTGCGATTACTACAACAGTTGGTAATGAATCTATTGGTCTTGGTATTCAACAAGACGTAACTGGAAGTTCAGCTTCTACATCCATAGGATCAGTTACAATTGAACCTACTCAACTTATAGGACAAGGTTGGGGTAGAAGAACTTGGGGTAACCTAGTATGGGGTGGTGCTTTTTCTGCTATTGCACAAGGTCAATCTTTAACGGCATCACAAGGAAGTGCAGTTGCAAAAACTGATGTAACTTTATCTGTAAGTGGTTTTAATTTATTAACAATAACTCAGGGCATAAGTTCTTTAAAAATTGATGGTAATATTACCATCCTTGCATCTGAACACGGCTTAGACACATCTATAGGATCTACATCACAAACTGGTTTAGCAAATGTAAGTCCTAGTGGTATTGCTGCTTCTACAAGTATTGGTCAAGTTGTACCAGAACCTAAAATTCCAGTAGATGTAACAATGTTTGCTATGTCTCTATCATTAGGGACGTTTAGTTTAGTACAAACCACTACCGAGTCAGTAACAACAGCTGGGTTATTAACTGGTTCTGTGGGATCTATTACACCAGTATCTGTTTACAGTGTTACAGGACAATCTTTAGCTAGTTCTATTGGCCAAGTAGCGATAACTGGTGGTGCTGCTATTGATGTTTCAGGTATAGGGTTGACAGCGAATATAGGTTCAACTAATGTGACTGCATGGGCGGAGATCGACCCTGGTGTAAACAATGTTTGGACAACAGTTGATCGAGCTGCTTAATTTTGTTAGAATAGGAGATATATGGCATCAAGTTTTTCTACAGATCTAAAATTAGAACTTATGGTAACTGGCGAAAACGCTGGTACATGGGGTGATAAAACAAATACAAATTTAAATTTAGTTCAACAAGCAATCGCAGGTTTTGAACAAGTAACATTATCAAGTGGTGGTACTCTAGCCTTAGTCATGAGTGACGCTGCATTATCAAATGCAAGAAATATGGTAATAAAATTTGCAACAGCTTCTATAGCTGCTAGCACAATTTGTACTATACCTGACAGTATTGAAAAATTTTACATATTTGATTGCACAGGATTAACAAATCCAACTAACTTAACAATAAAAACAGCTTCAGGAACAGGTTTTTCTCCAGACAGAGCAGCCATATTTGCTGCTTACGCTGACGGAACAAATTTAAAAGAAATATCTTTAGACACTTTAGGCGGTACTATTGGTACTTTACAAGTTGCAGATGATGCTATTACTGCAGCTAAAATTTCAAACAATGCCGTAATTACCGCTGGAATTTTACAATCTAATGTAACTCAAAATAAATTAGCAACTAATTCTGTTGGCACAGCACAACTAAAACAATCAAATGTAACTTTAACAAAAATGGCAGCTAACTCAGTTGGGCCAAGTCAATTACAATCAACTGCAGTAACAGCTGGAACTTACACAGTAGCTTCAATTACAGTAGACGAAGATGGTAGACTTACAGCAGCATCTACAGGTTCAGCTGGAGGAGCTAATATGGAACTAGCTCTTTCTTCAGCAACTGGTACTGCAACATCATACACTGCACAACCAAATGCTAATTTCGCTCATGTTTATATGATAGGTGGTGGCGGAGCTGGTAGAACAGGACAAGGAGATCCTGATGGTGGACCAGGTGCTTTTGGTTTGCTTAGAGTTCCAATAGGTTCACATCCTTATACTGCAAACTTCTCAGTTGGAACGGGAGGACCGACAGCAGGCGGAGGTCAACCAAGTAACGATACAACATTTACTACACCTGCCCCAGCAACCTTTACAGCTGGCGGAGGATCGCTTGCTTCTCAAGCATCTCCGAATCAACCTTATGTACAAGGAGCATCTGGAACTTTAAGTCCATCTCCTGGTTTTGGAAGAGACTATACACCTTTATTAGCGGATACAACTAGTCCTTCTACACAAGCAGGTGGCTTTATTGGATTTCCAATAAATTTAACAAGTCAAGGATTAGGTGGAGATGGGGGAAACCAGGGACCTAATACTCGAGCAGGCGCAGGCGGTATAGTGGTAATTTTAGAAAATACTGGAGAATAATTATGGCAAAACTAAAATTTGTAAAACATGATCCAAAAAAATCTTTTAAAATTGCTGACACAGAAGAGCATTTAAATAAAATAACAAATCTTAACCACCTAGATACAATTCATGAAATTGATGATTCAAATTGGGACAAAATAAGAAAAGAAACTGTAATACTAGAATTAGTTGATGGTGAGATAACATACACTGATGAAGTAGTAGGTGCATACGATGGAAGTTTTGTAGAATTATTACAAGATAGAATTAATCTTTTCCAAGGCTGGTGGAAAGGTAATCCACATATTTATAATGAGGAATGGGATCAAAAATTACAGATTATATTTCAAATATGAAAGAGCTATTAGCAGATTCAACTCTTCATGTTGATAATAAAACTTTTAATGAAATTTTATCAGAAAATGGAAAAAGCATACTTTGTCATTACGAAGTGGCCTTTTAATTGACATCTAATTATCATAACTATATAAACAGTTATGTTCGAAAACATAATCAAATTTTCAGCTAGAAAAGATTATATAGAAAGAATTTTTCCAGAAGACTATCCAGAACCCGTTGTAAAAAATATACCTAATTGGTTTAAAGACTTAGAAGCAAAAGATCCTCATACAATAAAAAATTGTATGCCTTTTTTAGATGCTCTTAGTTATGGTTATATTTTAAAAATGCCACAAGATATGGATTTGAAGCATGGTTTTCAAGAAGATAAAA